CCTGATGGGTTGGTGACTGTTGTTTCGCTCACTATTTTCTCCGTTTCTTAGATTTATTTTTCTTTTCTACTGCCCAATCCGCGACCAATGTTCTAAGACCACGAACGACTTCATCGAGGCCACGACCCTGCATATAAAGATTCTCCCTGGTGTTCACCTCGTTCAGATCCGTCAGATGCCACTGTGCAACGATGCTGGCTCTTGCGGCTTCGATAACTTCGGTGAACACAGGATCTTTTAATATCTCATCAGCTCGCAGTCCTTTCTGTTCGCGAGTCAACTCACTCATCTTCTAATCTCTTCTTCAAAATTTCAAGGTCTACTTCATTATCAAATTTCTCTTCAGCCTGAAATTCCCGTATCGCCAGATCCCCAGCAATACGCACACTCTCTCGCTCATCGAGCTGTCGCGCCTTCATTACATCAACTTCCAACTTCTGTTGATCGATTGCCGTGCGAGCTTGGATATCTGCCATCTGTGCTTGTGCGAGCAACTCTTCTGGAGTTGGCGGCGGCGGTTCAGGCGGCGGTGGTTGCCAATCAATCGGTAGAGGTTTGAAGAATTGATCTGTGTCCTTGTAGCCACTGATCTCCAACATCTTGGCTAACGTGTTTCTGATATTGCCTAAACCAACAAGAGGATTATCCGGCCCAAGTTTCTCCAACGCTTCCGTCTGCCTGACTACAACCTGATTCAGTACAGCCAGCCGTTCGTCAGTCATACCGGAGCCTAGACCCACATTCACCGTACAATCCATAGAAGAATCCCATACCCGTGGATCTACTGGCACCCATTCGTTACGCAGGCGAACTACGCGCTCACGGTCCTGGTGCGTGATAACGAGTCTTAGCAATCCCTTGAATAGACGTTTGAATCCATCTTCTGCAAACAGTCTAGCCATCATTTCCAGATGCTGTTCGGCACCACGAATCGTAGCGGTTACAGCAGCTCTGGTTGTGGATTGAAGTACATCTGGATCTAGGCCCTGTGATGCAGCCGTCTGGCCTGTACGAGATTCCTTCATGTCATCCAAATAGGCGACCATAGGAAACGCTTCCTTACCCAGGAACGGCACATCCAACTGCTGCACCATCCCAGGCTGACGCATCCTGATGATTGAACCAACTTCTGGATTCAGGACATCATCAATGTCCACCATACCTTCTACTACACCCGTTCTCGGATATAACGCGAAACTCAAGCTGTCCAGCATACCACGCAATACGGCTGACTTGATTCTTTGAATATCTTTTGTCAGATCTGCCAAGTCGGACCCAAAGAATACATGAGGTTCTGGGTCGCAAGCGAACATAGCGAACGGTATCTCATCGGCAGGCTCGTTGTTCACAACCTTGTAGCCATCACCAATCGTGCATACACGCCTGAGTTCCGCTATACCGTCACCATCGTAATCGACATAGCACCATGCTTCGACGTACAGTACACGTCTGCGCTCATAAGCTGACAAAGGACTGTTGGATGTACGATCATTGTATCGTGCCCAATATTCATCCGTACCTGTAAACGCAACTTCATCCGACAGATGCTCTTCTAGCAGTTTCCTATCGTATCCCAAGGCAACCAGTGATGACACGGTAGCCATTGTTCTGTGCCCTACGACCATAGCGTCATCGAGGCTTGTGGCTGCTGCATCAACCAAGAACTCTTCCGGCGGCATTGTTTCTATTTTGACTTTATTGCGTTTGTGATGACGCTTAATTTCGACATCATATATCTGCGGTACTGGCATACCCTGTGCCTGCATCATCGCAGCCTGTTCTTCATTAATGCCCGGAGCTGGGCGAGCTTCCACCGATACCGCCTCTACTCCATCCTCCTGTAGCAGTAGACCTAGCGCACCTTCGTCTAGATTTTCAAACGTATGCGTATGTACCTCTATAGAATCGTCCCACCACCATTTAACGAAACCGCCTTTATTCATCAGTGCGTCCTTGAACACGCTGTAGAACAAGGTTACGGCGTCGTTATCCTGCTGTATGATGTAGTTCAGATAATCCGTGGCCTGTTCAGCCATCGCGATATCTTCGCCGGAACGTGGCACAAACTCCACAACCTTCTCAGATCCAAAGAACACACGCATCATCGAAGGGAGTACGGCTTGCACGGAATCACGAACATCACGGCTGACAACCTGACTCCTGCCGTCTACTTCGTTGCCGAATGGATCGCCTTTGTAATACTTGGTTGACTCTGCCCTGATCGGGCTGATGTCATCGTCTATGTACTGGATCGCGTCGGTGATATAGGAACGAACTGTGGTTTGCAGTTCTTCCTCTGTCATCCCGATACCAGCTTCGGTTTCAGCCTCGTCTATATATGCCAAATTCAACCACGCTGCTAAAGATATGTAACGACATTCTCATTCTTTGATGACAAGATGTCTAGGGGCAACACCCTATTGCGGAGAAGACACCTTTGTTTGTTTAAGTTGGGCTGATACGCCAGTTAGCAGCCGAACCCCCTAGACTATCCCTGCAAGATCTCTTTTCAACTTACCCGAACGTCTGTTGGATCTTCCTCCTATAGCAGTACCAGCATCGGACGCAAACGTCAATACAAATGCATCTGCAGCATCCGGACTTTCTACCCCTCTTTTCTTCAGGTCTGCCTTCGATTCTATCTTGAGTTTACCTGTAGACGTATATGTATATCGCAATGTGGTAAGTTCTGATTTTAACCTGGCATCTTTGGGTAACCGCACATCCCGACCTTCAAGCCACCCTCTGGCCTTATACCACAATTCAGCCCTCAAGTTCAGGTATGTATCGCCAAGTGAAGGACTCTCGCTGACATTTATCGCATAAGCTGGGAGTCCCAATTCCCTAAGTCTATCAGCTACCCCTGCACCAAGCCCGATAGCATCAACAAATATTTCCTTTGGCTTCTCTTCGGCACTATCATATTCAGCCTTGATCGCACCCGTAAACTGCATTGTATCAAGACCTCGCCATAGCCTGACAGGCTCTGTAACAGAATTTCCTTTTCTCTTGCATAGAGCGGATGCGTCAGAACCAAACCTAGCGACATCGATACCCCATACCACAGTACCAAATGTTGTTGGAAACACATCGCGTGTAATGGCACCTTCTGCCAATTCCATGCTTATTACCGTGTCATCATCCCCTTTAGGAAATTCACCAAGAACACGCACACGGTATGTATTAGACTCCGGTCCATAGCGGAGTTTGCATTCTTCAATATACTCGTTCGATACCCGTGACGTTGTTTCACACGACACATGAAATGTATTCCATCTATCTTCCAGTTTATGGAATGTATCATAAAAATATCCAGAGCTTCGTACAGGGTTTCCTGCTAATACCATAGATGCATGGTGGGCAGACATGGACCCACCGGCAGCTTCATATACCTGTTCCGGTACACCACTAGCTTCGTCACAAATAAGCAGGACATGATCTGCGTGAACTCCCTGCAAAGCGTCGGGCTGTTCGGCTCTGGATGTTCTTGCTGAAATAAAGTTTCTTTCAGAATCTTCAGCCAATTCTATCCTATCTGCCCGTACAATAAACATTTCTCGGAAGCCTTCAGGTGCCTGCTTCAGCCAGGACTTCGCTTCCGGCAATAATGCATCGTGTAGCTGTGCGGAGGTTGGTGCAGTTATAACTACTTTAGCGTTGTAGTGTACCGTAATCCACCATAAAGCGAGCCATGATAAACAACTCGTTTTACCTACACCGTGACCGGATCTTATCGAGACACCCCGATCACCATCAGCAACCGCCTGCATGACCTTTGACTGCCACTCATCAGGTTCTGCATTAAGGATTGTTTGTACAAACAGGGTAGGATCTTTACGAAACCTTTTTATTGATTTGGCAAAACCCATCTATTCTGGAAGTTCCACAAGAAAGCCAGGAGTCCCATCCCCAAACCAGCCACCAAGTTGATTGTACTCATAATACTCAAGTGCCTCTCCATAATTAGCACCATCGTCCATCAACTTCTCCAGTACTTTCGATTTATCATAAAGAAGGACGGATGGCTGACCAAATCGCTCAAGAATACCGACAACGCAGCTATCGTACATTTCTGCCGGTTCCATCCTGATCGCATTCTCAAGACCGTACTCTTCTACCTGTTTATCGAGATTTCTCATATACAAGATCTTCGTGAGCGCATTCAATCCAAACCTTTGCTCCACATGAAAGAGGCTGTTCAGGTAAATACACGACCCTTGACGGGCCTGCGATTTCAATCGCGTCAGTATAATTATTACTTTTGTATGTCTTGACCGTCAGCACTGGTTTAGTTTCTGTGGGATTTTTTTTGTTATATCTGATATGGTGCTGATTAACATGAATTCTAGCAATCATATATGACTAATATCCCCTGGATTGCCTTTGTCTCCTGAGTTCAGCTTCGCGTCTGCCCCCACCTAGAAGCCCACGGATCTTGTTAATACCACCCATGATGAACTCTTGTTCACGCCTTTGCCGTCCCAATTGTTTATTTCTGAGATTCTCTTCTGCCTGTTTCCAGGTCAATGTATCCCCTTCAAGCAAGGGAGGTGATTCTGTTGGAACCACCCCCTCCTTTCTTGATTCTGATCTAAGGGCATATAGATGCTGCATAGCAGCCTCAACCGTATCATGGGTTTCTATATCCCTCCAGCTATCGCCATCACTAACCTGAACAGTTCTATTGCTCAACCTGTACCTTACGGGAGATTGCAGCAAAGCCGCATCACTCCGGATCGGTATCTGCTCTTCTTCTGAACCAAGTAAGCCAGCAACACCTGGTGGCGCGAATGGATCTATCCTGTCACCCAGTAAGGATCTCGATGCTCTCCTGCGCCTGGTACGACGCATACCTGGCGTAAGAATATGAGGCACACCCTCCCATTCCTCTTCGGGTTCTGACTCTGTAGACATGAATGCAGAGTTTCTAACCGTATCCGCTTCGATCTGCCTGCGCCTGTTTAACCCAGGATTATTTGACGTCAATGCCTCGATTGAATCTGCTACCGCGTATTTATCGCCAGTATTGAATGCTTCTACCACAGACTCGGGAACCCTACCAAAATTATAGGCTAACGAGGTGACCACAGCTAACGTATCCGCATCCAGGTTATCGTATACTTGAGGACTGATACTATTTCTAGCCCTGGGCATAAACTCGGTAGTCAGCCTTCTATCTATATCCCGATCAGCATCCTCTTCGGTAACGGACATTCCCTTGGTAACGGGTATAACCCTACCATCCTCGAGCGTGATTGTATCACTACCATAACCGGCCCTGTATGCATTTACATCCCATGTGCCCTTGGGCTGCCAGCCTTCTCGTTGGATAATGAAATCCCTGACAACATTGTATCTAGGATCTTGTCTTATCTCTATCGCCAAATCATCCTCTGGCGTTTCTTTTGTAGCAATCGGCCCCAACAGACTAGCCATCATTCCACCTTCGTTTAGTGCTTAACATTTGCACGGAGAGCTTTCAGGTGGCGTTTAGCTGCTTGCACCGTTTTATGGGTGGTGAGCTTCTTCCAACCACTTGCTCTCTTAACCTGAACCGTTTTACCGCTGAGTCGATACGGCATCTACTTTGATTTTATTATTGGATTGCAGTTGCACGACTTTCCTGAAAACACTCCACACCAATCATCGTGCATAACGTCTATGAGATTAACCTCTCCAGGTGTAGGAGGAAACTCATCTAGGTGCCTAGCCACCAGTGGAACGTAGTTGGCCTTGGGATTAGAACCCACCATCAAAATATTATTATTTTTTTTGAACTTCCTTTGCCATCTACCCATCTACTTTTTCAGAGAAGGGAATTTTTTCTCGACACACCTTCTGACTCTGGCCTGCTCCGCTTCCGTACCAAACTGTGCTATCCTCGCCAATGCATTCCTGGCATGAGAAATATCTGGAACCGGATAAGTTCTACCAGGACCGCAGAACGCGCTGTCCGGCAACTTCTTTCTCTGCTTCGTGGACAGAGTCGCCATCGTCACTCCTGAAGTGTGGATGATCCTCCAAGACTATACCGCAATATTCGCACGTTAGCCACAGTATCGTAGGTTCCTGTGTTTGACCACAACCTGAACAGCTTATGTGTTTAGTCATAAGACCTCCACATATAATCTTTTCTGTATTTAACTGGTTACTTTATTTCCAGTTGTTTTCCATGCCCCACTTCCAGGCCATGTAATAGTACAGAAAAAACTCGTTGTTACGCAACGGTTTGTGGAACACCATAGGTCTTCCATACCCCTCTTCCAAGCCTAATCAAACCGTAAGCTCCTCAGTTTCCTTTTCTAAACCCAGCTCCACTACGTCACCCAGTAGCTTCTTTTGTTGCCAGTGAAGTAGCTTGATACCATGCTCGTTAAAGTAAGCCATTACAGATTCTGGCGTTAACGATTGACCTTCCAATGCATCCGCAGCACGACGAAGAATTTTCCAATCATACCCAGCATGGATCTTGGATCTCGCTCTCAAGTCAATGATCAATTGTTCATGCATATAATCTCCTGATAATTTCAAAATTACCTGGGACTCCTGTTACGTCAAGTCGGTCTGTGTTGGGGTAAATAGTTCCTGCCCCCTGTTCAAGTAAGAGGGGGGGGTTCGCTGTAGCGAACGCGAGCGGAGGCGAGCTTGTGAGCAAGAAGGCGAGCGCAGCGAGAACCACAGCGCTGCAGCGGACCCCAAGCAACGTAGCAGCAAGGACGCAGCTAGGGACTGCGAGAGTTGCGAGGCGAGGAACGAGCCGAGCGGATTTTTTTTGGGATTGGTGTCCTCTTATTAGGACACACTAAACCCAGTCTGTCTCGGTTGGGTCCAGTTCCAAACCCTACCGAACTTGAACCGGTTTTGGTTCGGTTCCCAGGCGCACGATAGCTTCCGGCTCTTTGTAAAAAGAGCGCCCCCCCCCATTTCCGGAAGTCTCTCCTTCCTCCTCGATCAATATCCTCGGATGCTAATATTTCTTGCTTTTGCCTCTTGCGTATGCAACGGATAT